TGCCATTACAGACCAACCGACAGCCACGACAGCCCAGGCATTGACGGCACAAGCGTTCAACAAATGAAAGAATGGAGTGATTAAATTGAAAGAATGCAGATGTACTTCTTGCAACAAAAAACTAGATAATACTTTTTATTATTAAATCTTATCGATGCTCTCCATTTGCTACTTTCTTTATCGAAATAAACTCCGCTATGTCCAGAGGTATTATTCTTTTTCAATGTAAAGTTAATTGCATTGAGAAGCGGGGTTGCTTCTCGCAAATTAGATTTACGACAATCTAGTCTATTCCTATCTCGATGGTCAACCCAAACTCCATTAGGGTTGTTCATTACTTCTCGGTGGAATAATAATGATTTGCCTTTATGTACACTACAAGACGCATATCCTTTGCCGTTCAATCCCCAACATTTTAATTTAAGCCTATTCCAATCTTCTAAATCACAAACTAGAACTTTATCGGAGTTGAATAAATAAACCGTAACAACGTTGCCGTCAAGAATGTACCTATTGTATTTCTTACAAGACTCGATTGCTTTTACAATATTTTTCTTTCCAGTTGCAACATGTATATCGTGATACACGCAACCGCATGATTGAGTATCAAGCCTTAAAACCGCATCCATTCTGGCGACGTGTTCTTTTCCGCAATCGCAAGTAAATGTTCCATATGCTCTTTTGACTTTCTCTCCACGAATTTCAACTTTACCTGTGAATTTCAACATTCCAAAATGTTTGTCTCTATATTGACTGTAGTCTTTCATTTTGTTCATATAATTACCGCCCTTCGTAATCGCCTTATATTTAATATGGGGCAGGTGGTAAGGCCACTACTTTTCACTCCGTCGAGCTATCCCCATAAACTTATTCAATCGCTTGTAAATTCTGACTTGCAGAAGATTGTTGCGTTTTGTCGATGGCGTCTTTGCCAAACATTGATTCAATGTTTTCTTTTGACCGTATCCAAACATTCTCTGGATCGCTGAAAAGATTAATTATCTTGACCGCGATTTCTCCATCGATACCACAATCAAGTAGCGACCTAAGCGCTTGAGCTTTGACGAGTATATTATCGATATGACTTCGCATGATTTTAACTTCGATATCGCTAAGTTTCAAATCAATGAATCCTCTTGTATTGAGAATCTTTAAAGCCACTCTTAAAAATGCTTTTTCAGATTTCTGAATTGCATGTTCGTTAATTTCTGCGCGGAGGTTGGAAAATATAAATCCATTTCGTAGGTAGACCGCACTTCCAGTATCGCCACCAGAGTTCTCGGACTTTCTATCTGGCATACCCTCAATGATTAGCACGTTATTGTATAAATCATCTTTTGCGGTTTGGGTTTGAAGTTGATCCAATTGGCTTGATATTGATTTTACGTCAGCTGGAAGTCCTTGCTCTCCTTTTACTGTTAATGCTCCAAGTTTAGCCATGCCTATAAAGGTTGTTTCATCGATTTGGCAATTTACAAAAAGCAGAAATGCTTGTATAAATTGCTCAATTCCATCGATGCGGTTTGACTGAATCATATTAATGCTGTCCAGGAGCGGTAGAACGATTTCGATTGCTCCGATTCGTCGGTCGTTCTTTGGGTATTCGATGATTGGAATTAGTCCGATTCCGTTAATGGATGGATTGGTTATTTCACCGCCAACTATTTCGAAATATTCTGACTGCGTATAGCAACAATAAGTTTCTTTGTTGTCCTCGCTGTACGTCCTACAAACCCCCATCATGGGTTTTTTGCCGACCTTTGATGAATATATTACAAACGCATCTTTAGGACTTAATGCCTCCATTCCGAATGGACATTCATCCATTTCAGCGGTAACACTAGAATCGTTGTATATGAGGCGATATGCGGTTCCGCAAATGTTTTGCCATCTGCCGATTTGGATATCGATTTCGCCTTTATCTTCGGAAAACATATAGGTATTTAACTTGTCGATTTCAATTGCTTTGCTGTCAAGGGTATTACGATTAGCGTATTGGATTGGTTCGCCGAAGTTTTGAGCGGTCATGAATTCAACGATTTCGTAAGCGTGATTTTCGACAATTTTATTATTGATTGTTGGTCTAACATCCTTAATCCTCTGTAGAATCGGCTGATTACCAGTATAGTAATTTTCCAGATACTTAATTTGAAGTTCATTAAACCGGTGAATTGCAATGGCTTTATTTAACACCTCGACTACATTCGCTGATGTAATTTCAGATACCGTAGTATAAATTACCTTGCGACCGAAATTACCATCTTGAATTGTGTCCGTGAAATTATTCAAACCCATGCTATCACCACCTTTGCGCGTTTCTCATAAGATAACGTTATCATGGAAATAGTTGCAAATCAAGGAATGAATCGCTATATCTAGTGAAAAGTTGTGAAAAGCACTAGATATAGATTAGAATGGGCGTTTCATAGGCTTGCAGTAACCACCGCCGCCTTCCATGAATGCGATAAGCTGACCTAATGAATCCGCAGAATCATCATGTTCGTTTTTACCGATTTGAACAATCATTGTTAATTCACTCATGAATTTTCGATACTCAGTAGAAGAGTGTTTATCGTCAATGAAATATAATTTTTTGATATCGGGAGCATACTGAATAATCCTTGACATCTTGGCTTGATTTGACGGAGCCTTGCGATGCGATATATTCGTTTTAAAGCCGTCTTCTCGCAATATGCGGTCAATATCATCTGCATATTCGTCACCGCCGTTGTTGGCTTCAAATCGCACCATATTGGGCTTGTGTTGTTTGATTCTTCCGACAACAACTGGCTTGGTAACATCCTTGTCGCCCGTATTAAAAATGACATCGTGAATATATCCAATCTCTCCAAACTGATAGCAAAATGGTTGAGAGAGCGAATCGCCTCCGCCCCAAGCAACGTCACATACAGAAATAATTCTATCCGGTTCGACTCCAGGAAGCGTGCCGTTGTAATAATTAAGTTCGTCCTCTGGGAATAATAACCCCTCGCGAATAAATGGTTTACCTTGATATTTCGCCATCCATTCATTGTTGTCAAGCTTGGCCTTCATGTTTAGATAATACTCAGTTGAGAATCCAACTCCGTGATCATACATAAAATTACTTTCGTTGTTTTCATTGAGAGCTGGGATAACTCGGAATCTATATTTTGGATTGTCTTTGAATTGCGCTTGAATTTTTCCTAATGGATCCGCAACGTTCCATCTGGTTCCGACCATTAACTCCTTGGCGCGTTCTTTCTTTCTATCGACTAGCTGATTAAGGTAGGATTGATATTTTGCTTCAAGTCTCGCCATATTCATCGACTCTTCACGATTCTTTACTAAATCGTCACAGTATAAATAGTTCTCAGCCTCTACAGCTCCTGTTAGTGTTCCGTCAACCGTTCTACACGTGAGAGTAGGAAATCGGCTGGCTGTGTTTAGGTTGATTGTTTCGTACTTGGCGCTTTTACTCTCAAATTTGCAAGTCGGAAATACATCCGCCCAATGATATTCGGGTGAGGTGATAAACGATAGACATTCCTCGTGAAAGCCATCTGTCAAGATGTCAGAGTGACCAGACATTAGATTTGCCTTGTCGGGATTACGCCCCATTACCCAGCTCATGAAGAAAATACAAAGGGTTGATTTGCCTGTTCTTGTTGGGAGGGATACTCCTAAGAATTCAATTAGTCCCTCCTCTAAATCTTGCAAATCATCAACGAGGGTTTTGAGGACCTTTCTCCTGGGTAGATAAAACTTCTTATGGGGTTCGCGGTCCTTCTCGGTGTAGAGTAGATAACTATCAAAATCGAACGGCGCCAGAAACAACAACGCTCGAGTATATAGGTCGTAAAATCTGCTGTCAAAGTGTGTGTATATTTCTGATTTGTCTCGGATGAATTTTGCTACATTGAGCGCGATTTTTTCATCCTCAGATAGGAGATTACGACCTACTTCAAAGAATGCGTTGAGGTTTTCAAATTTGGATAGGTCTGATTTTTTTAGGGTGTCGTATAATTGACGGTTGGTTATTGGCATAAAAATGAGAGCCTCCTTTGTTGGGTTGGCTCACATGGGGCTCTTTTTTACAATTTGTTTATTGATTATTTTCTGGTAATTGAGATTGCGAATTTTGTAAGTATATCTGTCTCAATAAATTTATAATATTCGATTTCTTTTTGCGTGGCTTTGAATTCAATTGAAATGTCATACAGTAGAGAGAAATGTTCCCTTAAATCCCGTGGTAATAATTCGTAATTAATATTATATGGCTCGGTTGAAAGATCCTTGTATAAGCTTATATAACCAAAATCGTTCATAACAAATCTAAGAATCTCTAAATTTGGTCGTTTGTGATTATTAAAATAATTATTTGTGCTGCGTAGTCTTTTTTATTTTCTGTACTCATTTTTTAGTTTTTAGAGAACTCAAAGCATATTTTTTGAGTATTGTTTTTTAATTGGACAATATGTTTTTGTTTTCGGTCGAAATAAACTACATGAAAAAGAATAGCCTTAATTAAATTTTCTTCCAATAATAAATCGCATACTAATTTTACAGTTATTTTCATAATAAAGAATTTAGATATTTAATCACTTCTTTTTTTGTGTCAAAACAATTTTCCTCACTAGTATCAGTATTGTAAACTGTTAATCCAGTTCCATAAACTTCTAGCCGAAGAAATTCAAAATTATTTAGTAATGATTGTATTTTTTTCATGATAAGTAGTTTTAAATTCTAATAAAAAGCATTTCTTTCAAATGAACATCATGCTTTTTTTCTTCTGGAATCGAATTAAAAATATAATCCGACCAATTGTTAAAAAACATTACACTTCTTTCGGCTTCGGATATGTTTTTCATATCTCTAATTTTGTCCCTGCGCTTGTCGTATTTTTTTCTTGATTTACTCATGGTCTACCGTTTTTTAGCCACTCATTGAGCGCTGATTGAACACTATTTTCAAATTCATAATCTTTTGACGCTTCGTAATTTTCTTCGCAAAAACCACCGTAGTAATTAGCATCTACATAATCATGTAATTCGCTAAAATCTGCAACTGTGCGAGGAACTAATTTTGTTTTAATATCCTCCAAAATTTCAGCTTTGGCAGTTTCCAGAATTGTATTAAATCTTAATTCATTTTGCTGCTCAATATATCCCTCTATTGCTTTCTCAAAAATATAAGCATTTGATTCGTTTAGCCTATTTTGCGCTATGTCTTTAATGTTTTGGTTAATAATCTCAAGACTACCTCCATTGTAATTCCTCAAAGCTTCTATATGAATAGAATTATAAAGTTTTTCTGCGCAACTGTCAGGCTCTATTTCGTCATCAATAATTACTGATAAATCGTTGTTTTCTGCTATTTCATCCGAAGATGAATAATTAGGGTAATAAGCTTCTACAAATTCCCAAACGTCTGATATATTTTTCATGTCTGATTAATTTAAGGTTGTTTCTTCGTATGAAGTAATTACAAATTCGTGTTCCGAGTTCCATTTTTCAATTATAAGCTCTTCAATATCGGAAGCACTTAAACCATAGAAAAATATTTCTGTGTCCTCGTCTTCGTCAACATCGTCAAACTCTTTTACAATGTAGTTTTTAAATTTTACTTTGTCGTCTTTCCAGAATCCTGAAACAGAAAAGTATTTACTTACTCTTTTTGGTAGATTTTCTGTCTCGGCATGCATACTAATAGCAAACCAAATTTGTTCCATTGTAGCATCATTAGTTAATGCACTGTTTAAAGCATCTTGTGCCTGTTCATCCGTGCAATCATAATTACCTTTTACATC